ATAGCTTTTAGCTAGATCATTAGTACCATCTACATTAACTCCAGACGTCATTCTTACCCATGAATTACGAGAATTCAAATAAATGATATCATTAGCACTTCTTTTTTGAAGGGCCTTTTGTCTTTTGTCTAACTGATTTCTAACCTCTGGGGTGAAAGTATTTCTGAATATTGACATAACATTATCTAGTTATATTGTATTGGTTATACAATGATATAACTGAATTTATATTGGTTGGTATACGTAATTGTGTTCCTGGTTCTGGGAATAATGATCCTTTAGTAATGTTATTGTTAGCTGCAGATATTATCCACCATAAGGTACTATCACGGTAATAAGAATATGCTAGGGAATCAAGTCTGTCTCCTATTGTTGTAATAACATAATCATCTGTTTCAGATAATGGTATGTTAGGGTAATATTTTTGTTTATAATAACGTTTACCTTGTGATGTATATTCTATAGTTGGATTTTCGTATCTATTCATTATTTTGTAAATTTAGTTACAAGATCTCCTATTGTTGCTGTGTTTTGAGTCCTTACACTTTCTGCAGGTGCATTAATATAGTTGAAAAATCCTTTTCCGTTTTTATATTGAGGTAAATCTGCATGTACTATAGTAAAACTAAATGATGTTTTTATAGTCATTGCTAATCTTTCATTAACATCCCAAGAAGCATCTTGTGGTATTTCATAAGATAAATTATTTAATATACCATATTGACCAAATACATATTTTCCAACATACAATTTAATTAATACCCCACCTAATAAGTTGTTACCATTGTAAGCACCTGCTGTTGTTGATGCTAGTTGTCCTAATGCTCTATGTTTTAATTGTAATTCTGTTCTATTAAAGCAAGGTATATCTAAATTAAAGTTTACATTGCGTTTAAATTTACCATATGTGTAGAAACTTTCTGAGCGGCCTACATAGTTGTATTCATTCCAAGTAGCATCAAAGTTATCTCTAAATCCATTTATATATGCTGAAAATACAATATCATCTAATTTAGAATCGTCTCCTGGATTTGGTGTAAATGGATCAACTATTCTAAATATAACACTTAGTAAATTAGCATCATTTCTAGAAACTATATTATCTAAACTACTACTATGATATTGAAAATTTTTACTATTTTTATTAATAATAATAGCATCAGGAGAAACTTCAGCATTATCACTAAGACCATTAACAATTGTTGTTTTTTTAGCTGATTGGGCATCGATTTGATTTTTTAAAGCACCATATTGTCTAGCGGTTGGAGAAACACTGCTACGAATTGGGTTTGAACCAGCGGGAATGTTTGCTCCTGTACCTATATTATAATCAACAGCAGTTTGGTCTATAGGACCTCTTTCTTTAACATAGTCTTGTTGTTTTCTTGTTGAAGCTGCTTCTGGAGTGAAATAACTAAAAGCTTGTGTTGTAACAGTAGTTTCAGCATCATTATAAAGATCAGATAATGGTTGAAATGCTTTATAATCTACTATTTTCTCATCTAAAGGATCATACTTATTAAATCCATTACTAGTAATATCAAAACGTCTAATAATTGTTCTGCCGTTACCATATATCGAGTCAGGACCACCTAAATAGTTAGCTATTTGTAAATCCTGTGATTGTAATCCTTTAGTAGGAATATTAGTTTTAAATAATGCATTAATATTATTAATAATAAAATTAGCACTATTTAAGAATTTTTGAGGATTTTCTACTGGTTTGATTAGTTTAGTTTTTAATTCAACTAATCTATTAGTACCATTCTCATTATTGTGTTTAGCAACAGCAAAATATTTTGTATTATCATCTTGTACAGGGGTTAAACCATGTCTATCAAAATGTCTTCCAAATGCAGTAGCACCAATTTGAGCGATTGTATTAAAACCTTGGTTATATAGGCGAGTAGGGCCCGGTATTAATTCATTAACAACGTTAAATACACCAGCAGCTGCAGATGATATAATACCAAATAATCCATCTCCACTGCCTTTAAATCTTTTAACTTCAAGCTTAGGATTGCTGAATTGCAATTTAACTTGACGCTGAATGAATAAAGGTCCGCGTGGTTTGTCTTTAAGAAATCTATTGATTCGTTCAGTATCAATCTGTGAGGCTCTGTCTGCAGTTGTTATACCACCACGAACTAAACCATCATCAGCTATTGATTGAGCTAATCTTAATGGGATTGGGGTGGTAATATAAGGCTGGCCACTATCACCGTTTCCACGGCGATCACGACCATACTTAATGGATTTTTGCGAGAACTTTCCAGTACCGCCATTATTATTTCCATTATAGTAGAAAAAATTAGGATCGTTATTTAATAACGTTACTAGTTTTGAGCCTGCCATTTATTATTATTTCTTAGTTGGTAAATTGTTCAAATATGAACCTTTACCTGGCTTGTATTTTGAACCTAAGTCATCCAATTTTGATGGTTGTGGTTTCATACCGTCACCGCTAATTGTACGCCATTTAACATTAGGTTTTCCTGTTGTTGAATATTGGTCGTGTAATGAAGCTGGTGGGATAGGGTCAACACCAAATTGTGATGGTTTTTCACCTTTAAGTCCTAGTACCATTTTTGATAAGCTTGATAAAATTCCCATGTGTTTGTGTTTTGATATAAATATTTAAAATTAAGGCATTGTATACCCAGTAGATATATTTTGTGCTGTACCTGTTTCTGTTTGTCTTCCTACAACTGTACCTAGTTGTCTACCATCTACATTTAATGCGAATTGTGGAGATGGTTGTGGTCTATTCATAGCTGTTATTACTTCATTTTTAAATGACGTAAATGCGTTGATAAACGGTGTTAAATCTAATGTTGGTGATGATTGTTTTGATGAAGGAGTAATTATGGAAGTTTGGGGTGATTGTTGGTTAGTAACATTAATATTGGGAGATACTGCTAAGCCATCACCAACTGCTGTGATTGCAGTTTGACCATACTTGTTTTTTATTTCAAAAGGACCGTCATTTGAAAATGATACACCATCTTGTACTTTTTGAGGTTGTCCATTATTTGCTTTATTTAATTCCTCAAGTTCTTTTTTAGCACGCATTGCTGCTTTATTAGTATCTTCAAATTCTCTTGCATAACTTTGTAAAACTGTTGTATTAAGACCTATAGGTTCAAATAATGAAGTTCCTATATCAGCTATATATCCTAAAGTAAGTTTCATTCCTTGTCTTAGATCTGATTCGCCTTTTGCAATTTCTTCTAATATTTGTTTTTGTTCATTTAATTTTTTAACTTCAACTTGCTTTGCTTCTCCTTCTGGTAGTCTAGATATGTTTTGTTGGAGTTGAGTTGCTTTAGATGCTACATATTCAGCTTCAATTTCTGCACCCCCACCAGTAACAAGACTCATAGCATCAGCAATACCTTTTAATAAATTTGCTAATCTATCTAATGTACCGCTTGTAACTAAATTAGTAAATATTTCTTTTGCTTTATCTAAAGCTAAATTAAATTTTTCTTGTGCATCTAAAGAACGTTGAGCTGTTTCTAATTCTTCACCCGTTAATTTACCGGCCATTAGTCTATTAGCTAAATCTTCTTTGCCGGCTGCTTTAAATCTATCAATTGTTTTTCCAGTTTCAGTACCAATAAACTTTTGGTACATTAACGAATCCGCTAATTGATCAACAGTCATACCCGCTGCCTTAGCAATTACTTGCTGATGGATAGCAGACATGCTTTCAAATTCCTCAATTGATCCTACTTGTTTAAGTACTTCTTGAGTAGCACCAACATAATCTTTTCTCAATGCTAATGATCTAGCTTGTTCTAGGTTAAATCTTCTACCTAAGAACACACCTGCTTCTAATTCATTGCTTATTGATGATTCAAAATCTAATAATGAATTGGATATATTTCTCGCATCTTCTAAACTAAGGCCTAATTTATCAGCTTGTAATACAGCGTCAGTAAGGGCAGGTAAATTACCTCTAAAATTAAGTAAAATTTGACCACTTACTCTAGATACTTCTTGTAATATTTTAGTACCATTTGCTACCATTTTATTTTGGTTAGCAAAAGCAGCTATTTGATCATAAACTATTCTTCTACCTCTACTCCCTTCAGCATTATTAAGAATAAAGTTTTTATTTAATTTAGCAGCCTCCTCTTCAGATAAACCTAATTCTTTAGTTAATGCAATTTGATTTTCAAGAGCTGTTGTAGAATATAATATTGTAAACTGTGATAATTGTGATAATTGGATCTGAGCATCAATAACGTCTTGAAGTCTATTATAAGTAGTATCAATGACATTTGAGATACCTATAAAATAACTTCTTATACCTTGTGCTTCATTTTTAGATATTGATAAATTTTTAGCTAATGATGTTACTTGTTTATCAACTTCAAACATAGCACCTACTAAAAATTTTATAGCTTTAACAGCTAACATTATTAAAGCTAAAGGACCTAAAGCAGCAGATAGACTGTCTCCTAAAGATCCAAATCCTAATTTTAATTGGTCAAAAGAAGAAGCACCATTTTTAGCAGCAGTTCTCATTGCTTTTTGAGCACCCTCTATATCTAATAAATCACCTATAATAGGGATTTTACCTAATCCTTTAATTAGATTAGCTGCTACCCCTCCAACACTATTATTAATTTTATTTTCTTTTTCTAATCTATCATCTAATAATCCAAGAAGTTTCAACATATAATTGTTTTCATCTTTGATTAATTCGCCATTATCATGAAGAAGACCTTTTAATTCTATTAATTGAGCTGCTCTTTTAGCTTGTAAAGCAATAGCTTGTTTTTGTTCTTTAGTAGCATCTTCTGCTGCCTTTTGATTAGTTATTCTTCTTAATTCTTCTAATTCAACATTTTTAAATTCTTCTTCTAATCTTGACTTTTGTAATTTAAGATTAGATAATTCAATTTTTGCTTTTGACTGTAAACTTACTAAATCTTTTTTATTTAAATCAGCAATATCTTCAGCATCGTATTTTAATTTATCTGCTATACCACCTAATGTTCTGAAGCTTCTATTAACATCAATAGATGTTCTATTAACTTTACCTAAATCTTCAATTACATTTTTAAATGTGTCTTGTAAATTAGTAAATTCGCTATTTATTTCATCAAGTTCTTTTCTCCAAAGTTTTAATAATTCTTTAATAGCCTCGGCATCATTTTTGAATTTAGAAAGATCAACTTTTGAGCCAAGTTTAGCAGCAATCTGCTGTAACTCTTCAAAGTCTTTTTTTAATTGATTTAATTCTTCTTGTGTTGCCATAATTTGATATTGCGCCGTATAAATATAAAAGCGCCCTATTTCTTAGGCGCTTTATTAGTTGTGTATGTTGGTTGTTTTGGAGCAATGTTAGGTCGTGATACATCCTTATTATTCTTTATATTTTCAACTGAATTTTCTAAGGTTTCTTGATCTTTTGCTTGCTTTTCGTAGTGCTCCTTTAATGTTTCAAACGTAAATCTACGTAACCATATAGGCATATTATATATAGTATTCCAATCATAACCACCCTGACCATTAAATACTATTTCGTGAATGGTTTTAAATAGATGTAATCTATAATCCTGCGTCAGGCCAAAAAAAGTTAAGTGATACTGGAATTTCTATGCCCTCCCCAACATAGTCTTCATCTTGTGGAATAAATTTCATATTAATGTCTGGGGAAATAGTAGAATAGTATTTGCGTAAAGCTCTAGCGTCCGGTGCTAATAAGGCATTATCAACAAAATCACGGATTGTTTTAATATCACGATCACCATTAATAGAAGTAACCATGTGTTTTAAACGTGTTGTTGAGTCTGTTGAAGCATTTGGGTTGATTTTTTGTAAACCCTTAATTTCAGCATCTATTTTTTGCTCATCACCGTGTGTTAATAATTTAAATGTTATTACATTACCTGAATTTGGTAATGAGAATGAAAATTCATTTTCACCTGCTTTAAATAAAGAAAAATCAACTTGTTTTTCGCTTAATTGTGTTAAATCAACTACAATCTCTTTACCACCATAGGTAATAGTATATTCTTTACCATAGCCTAAAATACGGGCTGCAATTAATAAAGCATTTTTATCACCTATTAACAATTGATTATAGTCAACTTCTGTTACTATTAATTCTTTTAATAATTTATCTAATACTGTACCTTGACGAATGTAGTTAGAGTTTGTAAGGATATCTTCATGTCTAGCTGTCATGTAACGCATTTCGATTTCACCTTTAGATAATGGTGATTCTTTAGGATACAATAAACCTTTAGAAGGTAATGTAACTTGTTCGGTTGGAATTTTAAATTCTGCCATATAACGTTTTTATTTGTGTATATATAAATATACGACAAAGAAAGGCATCTGCCAAAGCAGACGCCTTCTTTATAAAGAATATTGAAAATATCTTAGAAGTTCAATACGCAATAATCCATAGCGATTGAAACACTCAAGTTAATTGCTGCATCGTTAGCCCAATCGTATTCACCGAATGTAGCTGTCTTTACATAAGCACCTTTAATGATCCACTCACCTACGATATCGCCTACTGGACCCAAAATATCTAAAGTTAAGTCTTTTTTATAGAAATCAGAATAACCATCACGGCCAGTTACTGATTCATGAGCCAAACGAGCCCATTCCATTACTGCTTGCGCACCAGATGGAGTTACAGGATCGTATAATCCTAAAGTCATGTCATTCCAACGAACTTTACCTTTTACTTTACGGTAAACGTTGATATGATCTAATATGATTTCTCCTGCTTCGAATCCAGGTGCTGTTGCACTCTTGATTAAGTATGCTGGGACACCATCTATGTACATAATGAAACGATTCTGAACTTTTGGTTCAAAAGCGGTGAACATTATTTCGTTAGCGTCTAATACTGCCATTTTATGTTAAATTTAATTGCTATTAATAAATATTAAGAACCACATCCCCTTATGCAGGGAATGTAGCGCCTGTTGGTAATACGTTAAAGTTTAAGATGATAAATTCAGCAGTTTTAGTTGGTTGGATATAAATCTGACCTACTAATTGGTTTCTATCGATTACATCTGGAGTATTGTTCGTATCGTCCATTACTACTTTGTAAGCGTATAAACCTTGTCTTTGTACTACTGATTCTAAGTAAGGGTTAACTTGAGCTAAGAATCTATTTCTTGTTGCGTTTGTATTTTGTTCGAATACTAAATTGTTACCTACTTGACCAATGAAGAACTTCAAGGCGATCAATAAACGACGAACGTTTACTCTATCTAATGAAGTTTGTCTACGTTGTAATGTCTTTTGACCAAATACTACAACACCTTCTCCAGGGAATGTAGCTAATGGGTTAACATTTGCACTATATAATGTATCACGATCTGCTTGAGATAATTTTCTTTCAGCTCTTAATACTGATGGAACACCACCGCGGTTTAAACCTGCTGGAGCGAACCATTCAGCACCTACTTGGTCGTTGAATGCTAAAACACCACCCATTACTGTTGTTGGTGTAGCCCATACTGTTTTACCTAAGTTTGAGTTAAATAATTGGATCCAAGGATAGTATGTAGCTGAGTAGTTACTTGATTGACCAGCAGCTGTATTTGTAGCAGCTGTGATTGTAGTACCATAGATACCAGTGTTGATTGGAGCAAAAGCATCGCCTCTACCTTCAACAACTGAAATTACTGTTGCAGCAGCAGCGCTATCTAAGCCTACAGCTGGAACTAATAATACGTTAAATTGATATTCGTCTTTGTTTGTTAATAAAGCTAATGCTGTATTGTAATCTCCTACTGCAAATCCTTCCATATTAGCAGCTGTGATGTATTCATTCATCAATTGCTGTCTGTTTGTAGCAGCAAATCCACCTGCAAATGAACCACCATAAGAACCACTACCTACAGCTGGTAAAGAACCGCTATAAGTAGCTGCTTTGTAGTTACCATTGTTATCAATAGAATCTACTTGTGGGTTAATTACTGATGCAATACGAATATATTCAGAAGCGTTAGCAAATGAACCTTGATAATTAATATATGGAGTACCTGAACTATCTACTGTGTAAACTGGTTTTACATCACCAATTACTCTAGAGATATAGTTAGGTTGAGCTGGGTCTAATGATAAATTAGGCCAAGTTTCGATATAGTTTGGATTAGCTGTGTTATCATCACCTCTGCGAACTGCTAAAGTAAATACACCACTACCAGTGTTTACATTTGTTACTTCCCAACGTACATTTACTGCACTACCGTTAGTTAAAGCACCACTTGAAATACTACCTGTGTTGTTCATTTGATCACCCCAAGATAATGTCTC